ACGATTATGCTCAATTAGGCTTATACATAAAACAGATAATTTTTATATCCTTCCCGCCAACAGATTTGAATTCAACAGATATGAATGACTCAAAAACAATTTTCATACATGTTGATAGTCAAGACGATGAAGAACATTTAAAGAAGGAAGGACTTTCGACTTTGTTTGCTCCTAAATATGTATTAAATATTCCTCTAGTAAATTGCGAAAAAAGCACTACCTTTTTTTATGATTTTATAGATCCTGATAAAGACACAGCTGATAAACACATATGGGGCGGAGGTTGTGTAGATTATAGTAATGTAGTTGAAGTAGAAAAGTTTTCTCTTGACAAACCCGCTTTATTAAAAGTTGATGTTCCGCATGCAGTTCATAATCCGACCAATGATCTGAGAATAGTGTGTAGTATGCGTGTTGATGATAATAGTCCTGCCCTAAAAAGGTTATTTAAATGAGCTCAACTATAAGTTGTAAACGATACGTGGAATATGATAAGATCGTTGATGTTCTAGAGTCAATGGCCAAAAAAGTTACAGAGTTCAGGGAAACTTTGTCAATCGACATGTATGATTTAACAAAAGTTGATCCGGCGCCTGATCTAACAGACATACATCCTAAAGACAGAGAAAATGTTAAAATTCTTTGTGGAGTATTGCCCTTTGACGACAAACCAAATTTAGGTTCTATATTAAAAGAAGAATCAGACATACTGACAAATTTAAAAGGCTATGCGGCTGGTTTTGTTTTCTTTATGACTCCAAATTCAATTTTACCATTACACATACACGGTCAATATATATCAAAAGAAACAGGAAAAGAAGTAGAAGTTTATAATGCTTGTTTTGGAATTACAGTACCGTCGACGGATTCTAATATAGTAGGTATAGAAGTAAATGGTGAAATTTTTAATCACGGTCATAAAGTAGATGTAACCTTTGACCCGCAAACTCCCCACCAGGCATGGAACCATACTGACGAATGGTGGACTATGTTAATCTTAAATATTGATAAGAAATTTTTTAATTAAAGGAATAGTGTTTTGAAAGTATCGACAAATAATCATTGGGATCCACTAGAGGAAATAATTGTTGGAATAGCAGATCATGCTCGTGTGCCTACAGTAGATAAAAGCACTATGAACATGAGTTACAGTAATTATAATATTGATGATGTAAAGCCCTTAGAAGGTGCTTACCCAAAATGGTTGATAGATGAAGCTAACGAAGATTTAGACGGACTTGCAAATTTACTTACCAAGGCCGGAGTTAAAGTACATAGACCTCGTCCATTAGACCATAGCAAAGAATTTAGTACACCTGACTGGAAAACTACTGGTTGGTATACATGGTGCCCAAGAGATCTACTACTACCATTAAAGAATTTAATCATTGAAACACCAAGCGGTTGTCGTGCAAGATATTTTGAAACTAGAGCATACCATGACATAATGTTAGAAGCAGTAAAAGATGGAGTTGAATGGATAGCGGCACCGAAGCCTATGCTATTGGACGAAGGATATCAATTTGAAGATATAAAAGGAAAACCTAGTCTGTTAAATTTAGAACCTATCTTTGATGCTCCTAACTGTGTTCGTTTGGGTAAAGACATATTGTTTCAGATATCAAACACAGGAAATCATCTAGGTATGCAATGGCTTAAAAATGTACTAGAGCCCAGAGGTTATAGAATACATGCGGCAGAACACATATACAGTTTTGCACACATGGACAGTACCATAGTTCCTTTAAGACCTGGCAAAGTTTTGTTAAATAGTACTAGAGTCACACCTGAAAATTGTCCTAAAGTGTTTGAAAAATGGGATAAGATATGGTTTAAGGATGTAAACATTAATCCTACAACGGACTCTGGACCAGGTAGTATTAGTCCTTGCAGTCCATATATAGGAATGAATATTTTGAGTATAGACCCCGAAACAGTAGTAGTTGGAGACGATCAGATTAATCTAACAAGAGTGTTAGAAGCTCACGGCTTTAATGTAGCTCATGTTAAAATGCGTCATGCACAGACCTTAAGTGGCGGACTGCATTGCACTACATTGGATCTAATAAGAAGGGGGACTCTAGAGGATTACACATGATTGAATTTGTAAAAAACATAGAAGATTTTTGGTCAAAGGATCTAGAAAACTTTGTTTTTCCAGTCATGTCACCCCTTGACACTAACGTAAGAGAATATTGGAATCATCCTAATTTTCAAAAATCAAAACCTCTTTCACAGGCATTTGACAACGACTTACCAAATTATTGGCAAAGATTTCTTACTGAACTAGGATCAACTGAAGGTACAGTATCCTGGACTAATCTTCAACCTGGACAAGTTTTACCTGTACATACAGATGAATTTTATAAATTACGCAACAAGTACGGTGTTGATATAAAAGATTGCAGAAGATATTTGATTTTTTTAAGCGACTGGGTATTAGGTCACTCTGTTGATTTTGAAGAAAAAATTATTACAAGATGGAAGAAAGGTGATGTCTGGGTTTTTGATCATCGTGATTTTCATTGCGGTGCTAATGCATCGCAAACAGATTTTGTAACCTGTCAAGTAAACGTTTTTATAAGTTAATTAAGGATTCAACGGATACAGCGGAAGTGCGTAATCTGTACCTTCGATATTAATCTTAATGTATTTAATTGTGCCACTGGTGTTAACTTGACCAGATGCTCCGCCCGCAGTTAACGAATTATCTAAAATTCCAAGTACACCGTTCTTATCTAAGGAAAGACCGACATTAAAACTTCCAAATTCGTCAGTTGTAGCAAATTCTATTTTACCTGCAACCACACCAGATGATGGTGCACCATCAACCACAACTTGAATACCGGCAGCTGGGATTAGATTTACGTCAGTGTCTGTGCCAAGCCAATATTGGCTAAGAAGTTTGTCCCCTGCTTGAAGCGGTGCAGGAGCCGCAAGTGTTCCTCTAGATCTAGTAAATAGTGCCGCAGGTGAACCGGAAGTATTTGAAGCACCTTTAAGGGTGAAATAATCATAAGGATCGTCGTCAGTTCCTTCAGTTTCAATTATTAAACCAGCAGGAACACTAAGTTCGTTTTCGCCTCTTAATCTAACGACAGATCCAATTAAATTTAAACAGGTAACATTGGTATTATCTACATCTGCAAGCAGTTTTCCATTTACAGCGTCAAGTAAGATTGCTGAATCATCTGAAAATACTGAACCTGATAAATCGCCTACGAATTCTTTTGCATTAACGGTATCGGTCTCTGCCTCCCAAAGGACATTACTACTGTCTATAGAATTTGAAGTTTGTTTAACGATTCGGGAACCAACGGTGAGTGTAGTATCTACATTTACTTGCGTAGCCCATACAGCTGACCATTGTCTACTAACAGTACCTAGGTTAAATTCATCGTCTACCGATGGGTTTAGGGACGAGCTTATTAAGCCGCCTACATTGACATTGTCCTCTAAACCGTTTCCTAGGTTAATACTACCTGTAGCAGTTATAGTACCGTTAATATTGATATTACCAGTGCCTATAATGTCGTTACCGTTTAGATTAAGATCTCCGCCCAGTTCTGGAGTTGCTTCAGTGGATAAAGTTGCTGGCCCTACAAGGATACCGCCTACTGTGGCTCCATCACCTACATATACTTTTTTAGTATCTGTAGTAAAAAGTAGTTCGCCCTGGGCAGGCGTAATAACTCGTTGCGCTTCAGTGCCTCGTCTTAATTTCAAAGCCATGTAAATACTCCTGGTATCAATATCATATAGTATTTATGCCTTTGAACAAAAGACTTACTTGTTCTTTTTTAAGAACGTCTTTGTGCGAGCCTGTATGTCTCGCTTGATACGGTCCGTATCTAGTCTAAAATCGACGTTTACAATAAATTCGTCGTATTCTTGGAACATTTGCTCTAGGACAGACTCTAGATCCATACTAGAATGCTTCTTTCTGGATTTTTCTATGTCTATGTCCCATACTTTTCCGTCCCTAAAAAACACCCTGACGGAATGCAAATAATCGATGGGTACTGCTTCTACTTTAACGTCTTGAAATACTTCGGGCCAATGTGCTATAACATCGTTAGGTAGTACAGTCGATTTCTTAGGCACTTTCTGCTAATTTCTTTTTACTCGGCGCCAATTTTTCGGCTTCTTCTCTCAAACGTTTAGCTTCTTTATATAATCTATCAGCATCACTGCGATATTTAGAAGCAAGTTGTTCGTCGGTTAGTACACCATCAGCTGGTGCTTGTAGTGTTTCCACTGCGGTTATTTCTTTAGTTTCAACTACGTCTGCTGATTTTTCTGTTTTCTTTGCAGGCCCTTTTAGTGCCAAATCCTCTACACTCACACCCTTTTGTTGTGCTATTGCACGATTTAATTCGCTCAACAGTACATTTGTAGTAGTGTCCGGAGTCATTTCAACTAAGTCAGTTGCCAGTTTCACCATTTTTCCTGTGGTATGAAATGCTGCCAACATGTTACGTCCGTCCGGCAATAGAGTCCTTGCCATAGCTTCTGCAAACTCATAAGCTGTTTGTCCAGCATTTGATTCTAATAATTTCATTAGAGTGTCATGCTCATCAGCCATTAAATTTTCTGTAGTTACAACTATACAGTTATTTGGTTCGTCTGGAATTGTACGATAAGCTACTACTACTTTTCTTTGATTGGTCTTCACGCGACCAACGTGTTTTAGAGCCATATTATTCTCCTTCTCGTCTTGGTTGCTGTGCGGCTACAGCGGCTAGAAATGCTTCTAGCTTATTGTATGTTTGTCCTACAACCATCATTTCGCTCGGTTTGAATGCACCGCGTTGGCTTGCAATATCAATAATTTGTTTTAGGGCATTTAAGTCCTGTACAGTAAGTTCTGCACTTGGCTGTGCAGGAGCCTGAGCTTGTTGTGCTGGCTTCTGTTGTACAGTTTCTTTTTGTGCTTGTTGTTCTTCGCTCATTTATGTCTCCTATAATAAAATGCGCTGTTTATATTTACTAGTATTTTAGATATGGGCATGCCAAAGTGAAATAGGAAAGTTCTTTGTGATCTTCAAATCCTATTTTAAGCAAAGTTACGATTTGATTTGATGAATCAACATCTACGGTTTTTCCAACGTAGAATCTGCCCTTTTGATGATCTATAATCCACTTTGATATACTGTCCTGTAGATTATAATTCATGGGAATAGAGACATACTCAAAGTGCTCCGGCGGCACTTTGAGCTGTCTTAGGTCAAAAAAGTTTAATGGATTTGGCTCTTTAAGTCTGACCATTATCAATCATAATGTGCAGTCATACCAAACGGTGCCTGCAAATTCTTGTCGTGATGTCCATGAATAATAAAGATAGTATCGCAGTAATCATCTTCGCCCCAACTGTCCCAAGGATATCCGTCCGTGAACATGATAAACTTTTTGGGTTGAATGTTTTGATCACGCATGTACTTCCAATTAGCCATAAAGTCTGTACCGCCTCCGCCCTTAATTTCGTAGTCGAGAAGTTCGGCTCCGGTGTCAGCAGTAAAGTCCTGTTCGTTATAGACCTTTGTATCAAAGCACCAGAGTTTGATCTGATAGTCCTTATACTCGTCCATGATTCCTTTAATTTCGCTGATAAAGTCACGTGCTTGATCGTCACCAATAGATCCGCTCATGTCCAGACTGACAGCGATATCAATAGTTTCGTCGTAGTTTTGTCCGGGCAATACTGCACCAGTATGCCAGCCTTTGCGACTCGGACGAGCAAAAGTAAAGTCGTGCTTGATGGTGCTTTGGATCTGCTGACGAAGTAGCTCGCGCCAATTCATTTTTGGCTCAGTGAGCTCTTTGATCATACGTGCAATTTCGCCCGGAGTGTTACCTGCACCAGCGGCCTGTGCCGCTTGAAGCATACCTTCCTTGATCTCGTCGCGGATCTTTTGCATTTCCTCTTTGGAATATTTTGGACGACCTTTACCTTTACCGTCTTTTGGATCTCCGTCACCGTCGCCGTCTTCAAGGTCTAAGTGTTCGTCGAGCAAAGAACCAAGAGATTCGATAAGTTCTTTTCCGTTCTTTTTCGCTTGTTCAAAAAGTTCTTCATATACTTCTTCAGAAGTCCAGCCGGTATACTTTGTGTCCTTAAAACAGTCCACAAGAGTAGGTTCAGTGCCAATACGATCCCGGATCAATAGATTGTTAACAACGTAATCCTGCGCAATATTGGATAGTATCGGATCCATATTACGATCCTGCCAAGTACGGCGTCCAATGTGATCAAACACACAATGAAGGATCTCGTGTGCAATAACGAATTCGATCTCCTTATTGGACATCGCATTAAAGAATTGAGTGTTGAAGAAAAGATTGCGTCCGTCTACAGCGGCAGTGGGTAACCAATCATCAGCGGCTTGAATACGCAAACGAGTTGCCATATTGCCAAAGAATGGATGTCGCAGTAGAAGGCCTACCCGAGCTACGATAATGCGATCAAGTACCTCTTTACGCATCTCGGCAAGTTGTTCTGGAGTAATATTCGGGTCAGGTGCCCATTGTTTTTTGCCTGCTACGCTCATGTGCTATGCTCCTTAGTAACTGTATATATCTATTATACAGCATTTACGGATAAAGTCAAGAAAGAAAAAGGGCGTTTTTTTGAGAAACGCCCAAAAACTCTACAATTACGCCTTTTGAGCGGCAGTAATATACTTGCCAAACCGTGAATGGAACTCGTCAAAGCACTCGACTTCGTCCGGATCAATCGGCAAGCTGTATTGGGTAAGTGCAAGTTTAATACCCATAACAACCAATTCAGTTTCAAAATTATCCATTGCGAAACGTAGGAAGTTGTTAACTTTGGAATCAAACTTTTTATCACCCTTGTCAGATGCTTCTTTAAGCTCGTAGCAGAGCGAGACCGTTAAGGAATACATAGCACTGATTTCTTTGGTCTTCAACTCTTTGACCTTACCGTCCAGAATATCTGTCGGGTTAGGCATCTGACTGGCAACCTTTCGGTGCGCCATAAACTTAACAGCAAGACCTTCACCGACTGCACCAGAAACAAGATCAGTTAAGGTATTACCGTCAAGTTCGTCATCTAACAGTTCGCTTACAAACGACCACGAACGTGGAGTAGCGAACGAACGGCTAGGAGACTTCGGATCAAAGTCATAGAGATCCTTCTTAGAGAAAGTAAGGAAACCAACTACGTCTTTGTGAATACTGTGATTAACAGCCCACTGGAACCAGTCATCGAAATTGACTGTCATCTCTAAGTGGACGAAACGGTTAGCCAACGGAGCAGGCATACGATAGGTAACGCCTTTGTCTGCTTCACGGTTACCAGCGGCAACAATGAACACATTATCTGGTAAGCGATAAGTGCCAACACGACGATTAAGGATCAGCTGATAGGCCGCGGCCTGTACAGCAGGTGCCGCAGAGTTCATTTCGTCTAAGAACAAAACGATTGCATCATAGCGTGATGCCATTTCGAAATCAGGTAGTTCAGACGGGGGAGCCCAAACCATTTTGTTAGCGTTTGAGTCAAAATAAGGAATACCTTTGATATCGGTAGGTTCCCAAAGTGAAAGACGAACATCGATTACATGAGCATTAATTTGATCTGCAATTTGATGTACAATATCTGATTTACCAATACCTGGAGGACCCCACAGGAAGATTGGACGCTTTTTGCGAATAGCGTGTTTGATGCTATTTTTGGCAGAGTTTGGCGATAGTTGCCGAACCGAGGTGCTTTCTGATGCCATAGTGTATTCCTTTTCAAGTTAAAAACAAACAGTCAGTGCCTTACTGTTTTTATATTGTAGCACCTAGATGGCACAAATGTCAAGGCTTATTTTATCAAATTATTCCGAATCATGCCGTTTCATGGCTTTAGTTAGTCCGTACTTACGTATATCTCCGCTGAAGAGGTGTAGTTCTAGCGCCTTCTTTTCGTCCGTAACAATGATAGAGTGTTTGGACAACCAATATGGACAGGTGATAAATCTATCTAACCAAATTATGGTTTGTGTAGTTAATTCAAAATCTTTTGGAAATGGGATTTCGTAGGTTTGTAATTCGAGTGTTTCTGTTATGAAAAGATAACCTTCGTCCGTAAGACGCAGTCCACCTTCGTCTTTCGATCGAGTGTTTTGCCACCAAACAGGATAGTGTTCTTTGATAGATACTTCGTTGACACCTTTACCTGCCTGTTTTAAAAATATCTTAGTATAGGTTTCTTTCCAGTTCATTGTTCTTCTTCTAAAACAATTTCACCGGCAGTCAATTTAACTACTTGGAAATCTTCACAAGAAAATAATTCGTTCAGTTTCTTTGCTAGATTAAATGCGTGACCTGGATTTGAAAAACTTACTTTTTTATATTTTGGTCCAGGATAATTAGTCAGCATGTTAGAACTCTTTAGATTAAAGGGTTCTCCTTTATAAAATACAGCCCAGATAGCGTCAGCACGAAGTACCTGTTCGCTTTTATATGTTTTTTTGTCTACGTGGTCTAACAACACCGTAGGCTTTGGTCTACTCATATACGTAATCCTCAAGGTTAACTACGTATATATTTATCTCAAAATTTCGATTATCTTAGTAGTTTATCACCAACTAGAAGTAGTGGATCCAATTTGGACTTGGATTACTTCGTCTGAACCAGAATTTTTCTTGGCTAAAATTTGTTCTAGATCGCCGTTTAAACGTGTCATAACAAGGCCTAAAGTAAAAGCAAGGGCCTTGGCTTGCTGAATATCCATGCGTATTTCTTTTGCCCGACTAGCATCGGCACTTTTTACTTGATTAAGAAACTGTGTGATAGGAGCAGTATTTAAAGGTTCATTTTGAGTTGACACGACTTAACTCCTGTCTCATTTCTAATTCTGTTTTGAAAGGTCCGTGATTTTCGTATCTTTCGATAGTAATCAATTTAGGACAAAAACTTTTCACCCAACCTTTTTCAAAATGGATTACATAGTAACCCGCACAATATAAACTTTTTGATTTAGATGATTTTGTAAATAATGGTAATTTTCTTTTTACATCAAATACTGGATTGTGAGGTTGTGTCGACGTAGGATAACCATGAACATCTTTTGTGTAATCTTTTGCAACCTTAAGAGCAGTCCATGTAATATCATTGCCCAAAGATTTTTTTAATTGTTTTTGATTTTCAAAGAAACGTGTACCATTCTTATCACTAACCATGTACTTTTCGTCACTGTAAGAAATAGTGCCAACCTTCTCCCCGTCCTCTTCTACAATCCAAAATTTTCCGCCTAATATTTCTTTTGCTACAATTTTATGTTTTTCTATATTCATCCAGGATACCTCGCGTTAAGTGGTTCAGCATACAATTGAGCATTGTCTGCAATTCTTTGCATATCCCATTTGGCACAGAATTTGATAAGACGCATACCAACCTGTGTTATACCTTTAGGAAAACTTGCTTGTTTAATTGTATTGTTAATTAGTTCTTTAATGTTATCAGGTTGTGCGGTTAAATCACAAAGAGTAACATTACGATTATAATCATCTAACACACGATGTTCTACACCTTCGTGATCAGTCCAACGCTGAAGCATGAGATTGTTCCACGCGAAGCCTTTGGAAGTTTTGTCAGCAAATGCTTCCTGTAAACCTACTTTGTTTTTAGTGCCTTTGACACGCACACCTGGATACGCTGAGAAGACATTATCACTGGTATCACCGCGCATACATTTTTCAAATAATAACCATTGTGGATCGGGTGCGGGCTTTTCTTCTTTAGTTTTCTTATCAACTACAGGCTTGCCCTTGTCATCAAAATAACCCTCGTGTGTTATAGTTGTATTACTTACACCGTTGTATTGTTTTACATTAGGAGCGATCAGTTGTGCGAAGTCTCCGTCGGTGCTAATAATAATATGGTTATCTTGCGGATGATTTTGTATCCAACCAGCAATAAGATCATCAGCTTCTAGCTGAGGATGATGCATCACCGTACAATTTGTTTTAGTATGAACAAAGTCTTTAAACTCGTCAAAGATTTCCCAGAAGAGCTTATCTTCCTCGGCTTCTCTAGGACTCATAGCATCACGAGTCTCTTGACGATTTCTCTTGTACGGTTGATAAAAGTCCTTGCGCCACGAGCGACCTTCTAAGCAGAATACCACATGATCAGCATTAAAGTCAGTCCAAGCCTTCTTAATACTGTTAAAAGTAATATGTAAAGCCATGCCTACCTTAGTGTCAAGATCGCCTCGAACGACATGACGAGCTCTAAAGAATGTATTAGCGGTATCTACTAGAATATATGTGCTCATGAAACTTGACTTTTGCCTTTAGCAATTGGTACTACATTAATATAACCGGCAGCACGAGTTGTGTCCATACCTTCTTCTGCAAGCATCTGGCCAACAATATCTCGGAACCACCGATCTACGATTTCTTCTTCTGGATCACCATCAAAACCATATCCAGCTTGTTTTAATTGTAGCACAAAATACTCGTTCCAGTCAAGTTCAAAAAAACCATTTCTAATATTTTCTGGATTAACTTTGGTATCTAATACCGCTACCCAAGGTTCTTGATTTGCAGTAGCCCGTTCTTTTGGAGTCATCCTAGCCTGCTCAGCAATTTTTTTGGCTTCATCGGCTATCTCACGAGCTTCGACTTTTAAACGTTCTGCTTCTGCTTTAGCCTTTTTAACTTCTGCCAAACCAGTAACACGTTCGATGAAATTTTTTATTCCCATTATTAAGTTCCCCATTCGTTTTTAAATAGCGGAACTTGTAATCTATCACTGTATCTTAGGCCTGCTTTCATAGCAAGTTCTGCTACACGACGATTATTCAAAGTATAAACACTTTCTACGCCACCCACGGGCATCAGATAACAAGGACCGCTGAATCCTTCTGCACGATAAACATCGTATGTCTCAATAGCTTCTTCCGCATCTTCTTCTGTGGCTACCACAAATTTTAGATATGTATAACCAACTTCTTCGTATTCGCATACCACATCTGGTCGAATAGCCTCATGTCGTTCCTCACCTGAACAGCTGAGTTTAGCACTGACGCTGAAAGTCAAACGATGATAACCGCGATTCTCCATACCCCAGTTCAGCAAATATTTTTTAAAATCTGCTGTAAGTTTCTGGGTGCCATTTGTTTCAAATGTAATTTCCCTAAGATCCCGCATGCTAGGATGATCTAATAGTTCAGGATAAGCACGTTGCCAACCAAGTAATGGCTCGCCGCCTGTAATAACTAGATGTTCGTCTTGCCAATGTTTGAATGGTAGTATTTCCATTATGCGGTTAGCAATGGCATCACTAGTAAGCATAGGGCTAAGATCCTTAAACCTTGGATCCCAACTTGCGTAACTATCACAGCCAGTACTGACAAGTGGTAATTCTTCATATGTTTTAAAATAGTGTATTCTAGCGGCAATGTCTTCTACTTCTTTACTTAATTGACCTTTGGGCATGCCAAAGCCTGCACATTTAAAGTTACAACCAAATGTGCGTAAGAAAACAGAAGGGACGCCCATGTAGCGTCCTTCACCTTGGATACTATAAAATAATTCTGCTATTTTTATTTTACTCATGCTTTTAAAGATTCCATCGTTGCAATCTTGGCAATTCGATCACCAAAGTCTTGATCATTTGTAATAATGTATGTTTGATTAAAATTACGATCCTTTTGACGATCGTAATGTCTAAACTCCACTACTTTGCCACCTACTGCTGAATAGATCTTAAAATTAAGAATAGGATCACCTTCTACACAATCAGATTCTCTTGATGCGACAAGACGCTGTGGAACATCAGCTTCGTCGTCGTTCATTAACCAATTGCGCAATTTTCTTTTAATCCAGCTCATACGATTCCTTTCTTTTAATCTCTTTGTCTCTGTCTTCGCTATTGATGTTACATATCCACCGCTCATATTTTTCCTTAGCCAAAATCTGCTTCAAAATCATCTTCACCATACCACATAGAAAATTCTTCTTTAA